GGATCGACCGCAACAATTTTTTCGTTTGATTTCATTTTAATAGCAAAGGACCGTTATTTGTTCCGCCGCGATACGCACGGCGCTCTTGGTTTCACCGCCATCGCTCCATTTCTCAACCTTCACACGGCCTTTGACACGCACCAGCGCGCCATTGGCGACTTCCATAATCTTCTCCGCAACTTGTCCCCATGAGGACAACTCGAATTCATCGAAGTCTTCGTGGAACCTACCGTCCGCATCCGTCCAGTGACGAGCGACGGATATAACGCGGCGCACCATAAGCGCACCCGTCTTGGTTTCAGTTTGACGGCTGATGCCTCGGAGTTCTCCGATCAGATAAACCACGTTCTCTGTTGGCGTGGCTGTTTCGTTTGTTGTCGTTGTAATTGATGCACTCATTGGAAGACGCAACCGAGTTGACGGTAGCATTCCATTCGCTTCTTTGCGTGGTATGCTCCGATGGAGTGGAACTTGTCAGAAAAGTCCACGATTGTCGCACAGTTTTTGGAATCTGTTTTCCGCAGTGCGCGGCTCGCTCGCTGGATCGTCTTCTGTGATGACCTGCCGCCGCTGACCATAATCAGCAGCTCGACGTTGGGAAGATCAAGTCCTTCGTCGGCCAGTGATGTGGCAATCATGGTCCGCAGGTTTCCAGCTTTGAACTCTTCCATCGCGGCCTTGCGCTGCTTCTTGCCAATCTTCGAATGGACGAGGAGCGAACCGGGAATGCGCTTTTCGTAGTCCTCGCCAAGCGTGATGCGAGGGATAAGGATGAGCGTCTGCATGTCGCCATGCTCCACGGCGTAATTGATGGCGTAATCGTTGCGTTCACGGTTCTCGCAGATGCCGATTTCAACGAGCGATTCCCAGGCGCACATGCGCTTCAATTCGTCGTCACTTATCCGCATGTACCGACGGCGCGTGGTGAACAGCCGCTCGATGTTGTCATCGATCTTCCGATGGATGTTGAGGTCGGTAGCATCGCTGATTTCGAGATAAGCGTCGGCCAATGAATCACCGATGTCGCTGCGCTTGATTTCGTAGACCTGATCGTGGAAGAGCTTTCGCGTTACGGCGTTGCGTTCTGGGTCGTCGCACCAAGGGGTAGCGTCGAAGCCGTAGCGTAGACCTCTGCATGACTCAATGATGCCGCGAAGGACACGGGCAGGGCTGTGTTTGCACTCATCAACTACGAGAAGGTTCTTGTTGCTGAAGTCCACCGTTTCGTGAGGGCAGCGCACCTCAACAATCTCGTCCGGTACACCGGCAACACGGAGCGATGTTCGCGCTTGCTGACATGTCTCACGGGTTGGAGCGGTCCAACCAAACAACCACTCAGGATACAATTCGTGGTAATGCTTGACGATACTCGCACCAATCCATGTCTTGCCGCTGCCAGCCGGTGCGATGATCAGACCGAATGAGTTCGTTTTGGCCCACTCTACTGCTTTCTGTTGGTAGTCTCTCAGATTCATAGTTTTAGGAAATTTGTCCCTCCGACCGCCGATTCATGGTGGCCAGAGGGTGTTAGGGCGCTTCATCCCGTCACCTTTCTGACGTTCTGGAAGATGATTCTCACTGCTGATTTCACTGGCTTTCCGATGTAGGTTTCGATTGGCCAGCCATGTTTATCTGTCCTCCACCACGGCAGCACCGCATCTATCCTCGCCGCCAGTTCGTGCAGTTGTTTTGAGTTTATCACGCCATCAGAGTAGGCGCGGCAGAGAGCGGTTTTGTATGGCTTGCGCCGCCACACACTGAATCTGTCACCAACGCGCCCTAACAAGTCACTGGAGCGAACCGCCGCCCCGCCTTCAGGTTGTTGGATGGTTTCTTGCGTATTCATATCGTTGGTTATTTGGGGCGGCTGTCGCTCAGTTCTGCGTTGTCCGTACCACACGGTACGAATCGCTTACTAATGGGTGACTGCCGTCAATGATGTGCTTACTTGCGTTGTATTGCTCATCTTTGCCAGCAGTTCTCTCACCGCTTTTTCAGCGAGAAATCCGATCTTGATTCCCTGCTTGTTGCAAATAGCACGAAGCTCGGAATGAAGTGCTGAGTCGATTGTGATGACTGTGCTTTTCTTTTTAACCTTCATGGTTTCTCCCTAAGTGACTTGATGTATCGGTTCCTCTTCCGTGGTGTCAGTCCGATGATGAAATGCAGCAACTCGACCGCGTTGATTGAATGGAGCAGTTTCCAGTACTGTCTTGCCTTTACTATCTCACTGTCCGCAACCACCACCTCGCCGGTCATGCGGTGTCGGTAGATGAATGCGCGGCTCACGGCTTGGCCCCCTTCTCATTCCACAGCAGCAGATCGGCTCGCATTGCGTCGTTTTCCTGCTCCAGTTGTTTCACCCGATCCTCCAGCTTGCGAGCGTCGATTGCGATTGCGCGGAGTTCTCGTTTGTCGTGCCACCAAATTTGAATTGGTTCTTCTACGATATTCAGGATTCGTTCTTCTATGCTCACAGCTTGGCCTCCTTGGCTTTGCGTGCTTTCGACGCTGTGTGGATTGCGTTCCAGCAAGCGTCTTCCATCGCTCGCTCGTTGTTGTCTCGGTTCCAGTATTCTCGAATGGACTCAAGAGCTTCCTCCAGCCGCTTGATGCGCTCGAGAATTCTCGGCACCTCGCGCATGATGACGACACGTTGGGACTCGCCAAGCTGTCCACCGAGCATCGTTGAAATAGCGTTTGCATCCCACTCGCGCTCCACGGCCATCGCGGAGTCCTTCCACTCCTCCAGCCGCTTGATGCGCTCGTTGAGTTGCTCTTTCTCGTAGAAATAGTCATCTCTCTGAGATACGTTAGACTGCTCTTTTTGTATTTGCCCAAGTTCAATTAAGTTTGGCGATGTAACATTTGCCATTCTCTCACACTCTGATGCTATGAAGATTCGTTGTTCTTCTTCTGTAAGTTTGTGCGCTTTGGCTTGATCATCGTTTTCCAGTTCTTTGGAACAATCGTCTGGAATCACGAAGTATTCCTTCTGTTCCCAATTCCATGTTGGGACGTACAGAATTTCCAACAACGGTTCCATTGATCTTGTAGGTCGAGTTCCGACCTTCTTTCCGTTTGCGTATGCAATCATCACGTTTGCAGCGTTCAGTACTTCTTGTTTTGTCATTTCGTCTCCTTTGCTTTTGCCCACAGTTCAGCGGATTGTTCAGTAGCGTACGGCTCCATGATGTCTCCTGCTGCCGTGAGCATTTTGATTCTGTCGTTTGCTTGGTTCAGTTCGTTCTTAAGTTTTACAACAACATGATGCGTGTGCTTCATGTTCACTTCGTTTTCCAGCTCAATGATTCGCTTTTGAGCTTCGACCAATTGGTCGAAAAGGCTTTTGCTGTTTTGATTTGTCACGGCTTGTCCTCCTTGGCTTTCTCCCACATTTCGGAGCGTGGTTCGTCAGTGTAAAAATGCTGCACCATCAAATCCCCCGCTTCTTCCAACAGCTTGATGCGTCTTTCAAGTTCTCCATTTGAATTTAGCAATCGAGCTTCATCTGATCGGAGTTCGTTTAGATCCTCCTCCAGCCGCTTGATGCGCTGCTTCAGCTCACGCACAACAGCCACTCCCTGCTCTACATCATCGGTTCCTAGCAGATCGGCGAACTCCTTACGGAGCTTGTAATTCTGATCAGCCTGTCGTCGAGCCGTGTCGCGCTCTGCGATGAGCAATCTGATGCGATTCTCCGCTGCATCCCGTTCGTCAGCAATGCGAGCAACGTCAGCATTGGCCGACATGAGCAGTTCGATCTTGCGGTTGGCCGCGTTGAGTTCGCGTTCGAGTTCTGCTGAAAATGCTCCCCAAGCGTGAAGAGGATCGTCACAGCCACTGTCGTAGCAGTTGAAAGATTCCGTCCTCGGTGTCTCACCGATCATTTTCGTGACGTCAGGAATATGATCGCTCATTTGCCCTCCCTTGCTTTGAGTGCCGCCCTCGCTGCGATTATCGGAGGCACGGTTTCAGCATCCCAGAATCCTGCGTCTCCGCTTTCAGCAAGCTCTACTATCCAGTTAACGGTTCCGTTCAGCGCGTCCTCAAGTCTTTGGATTCGCTCTTGTAGCTCTCTGATCTTGGTGGCCTGTACATCGGCCATCCATTGAGTCTTGAAAGCCTCGACAACCTTCGCTGCCGCTTCGTCCGGTTTCAACTTGTCTGTGACAGTCACACGGCCATCGGGATGAATCGTCATCACAGGCTCCGTGTTGAACTTCTCAAGCGTCAGTGAAGTGGTGTTCGCTGTGGTGTATTCGCTCATTTCGCCTCCCTCGCTTTGAGCAATGCGTCGGCTATTTCGTAAGCCATAATCGCGCTCTGGTTTATGTTGTTATACCATCCCACTTCATTGATTGCCTTCGCCGCGAAATAGTCGCGGAGGGTCATGCCTTCTCCGGTGGAGTAGAAACCATTTGAATGCTGGCTAGGAGGGCAAGGGAAAGCACTTCCTCCGTCGTTGATTGGTTGGTTGCTCATTGCGCCTCCTCCACCACCTTCACCATCGGAACAAAATCCAGCCGGTTGTTGTCGTCGATTGCGATGCCCCAGTTGTTCCTTCGGCAGCACAGCTCGGTTGCGTTGTAGACCTCCATCATCGTCTTCTCGGGCAGGTAGATGGACAGCAGTCCTTTGAACGTGAGCCGCATAGTCTCTGAGTTGTTGTCGCTCATTTCGCCTCCTGCAATGCGTTGTGAATGTGCGGGAATTCGACAGCGAAGATCGTGTCGCGAATGGCAATGGCGATGTCGCGATGCTCTTTCTGCGTACCCTTCGCACACCGCTGCTCAAGGTAGTGAATCCATGATCGTATGTTGCCGGTCATGTACAGCGTCGTCCGCGTAGCGAGCGGCAGAACCATGCGAGCAGTCTCACGGCTCACGCCTTCTTGCAGGAGCGAGCGGTACGTCTTGAACGCCAGATCGACCGACTTGGCCATGGCGTCCATAGCCCAATCCTGAGCGTATGTGTCGCCACTAGCCTGACGGTTCTTCAGATCCTGGGTGCGGAGTTCGACAGGTTCAGCTTCATCAATCGGCGCATACCGTTGGCTAAACTCTTGGAAGCAGAACGAGCGGTGACGAATGATCTGAGCCGATATCGCTCGGCTGGTCTGAATCTCGACGGTCATACTGGCCTGCTCGAAAATGCTCCAGTGGCCGTGTTTGATGCAGTAGGCCAGCAGTTTCGGAGCGGTGAGCAAGCTCATCTGATTCGACGGATTGCTGACACGGGCGGCGAACGTGATGAAGTCGGATGCGGTCAGATTACCGTCGCCGACAAGGGGTTTGGTGATAGCTACAAGTTTGACTCTCATGGATGCGAATTGAATTCTTAGGTTTGAGCGTTAACTAGGAATGCGCTCCCCTCCCACCGTCTTCCTTAGTTTAGAACGGCTTCTCCTCGGATTCTGAGGCGGCGACAGGCTTCATGCTCTTAACATCAAAGGCCGTCTTGTTCTCGCCATTCTGTTCGTACTTTCTGCTTTTGACATAGATAACCAACTCTAGGCCGATCATTGACTTCAAGAAGTTGGCGTAGCTGCCCTTGACGCCGAGGAAGTCAACCTCGGTTCCATCCGGTACGTTGTGGTTGGTGGCGGCGACAAGCTGATTGACGCGGAACCAGACGTTCTCCTGGTTGATGAAACGGTCGGCGATGCTCGATCCGTCTTCGGTTGCAAAAGTCACCTTGCAGACCTCACGGCCCTTTGCATCGAGCGTTTCCTCGACCTTGGTAACGGTGACAATGTACTCGCCCTCGGCATTGATGTAGCTGCCCCCGGCGTCTTTTCGATTAACTTTGAACATATTGTTTTAGGGATTTGGATTGTGGTCTAACTCTCGGATTTATTCAGCACCCATTTTGGGCATGAAAGCGTTTGCGTTGCTGTCGGATAGGCTGGCCAACTGTCCAGTGCGCGGCACTCGTGGAGTGTCGAGATGGCTTTACGCCGCAGGTTCTCACCGGCCTGAAGCCACTCGATGTCCAGTTTGTAGATGCCGACGGCGTACGGAGCCTTGCGTTCGACTGCGACGAAGATGAAGTTCTCCGCTCCGGTCATTGCCAGATAGTGAGCGGCCTGAATGTGGTAGCCGAACGTGGTGACGGTCCTTGAGAACGCTTCAGCCGAAGCGTCGTCGGTTGTTTTGACATCGACCA